TTTTTATACGACTGTGAGGATGTAAGTCTTTCTGGTAAAGCAAATACATATGTACTTAGATGGAACAAATCGGATGATATGTATATGGTATCGAAAAGAAATTTAGATGGAGGATCATTTTAATGGCTGGTACAATTCAAGTAAAGAGATCAGCAAATACAGCTACCCCAACAACACTGGAGTTTGGTGAGCTGGCATGGGCTTCGAATGGGCAAGTATTGCACATTGGTAGAGAAGGTAGTAATACTTCTAATTTAGTTGCAATTGGTGGTACAAGAACTCCCGGAACACTAACTGCTAACCAAGCACTTGTGGTCAATTCGACTTCTTCTATAAATGAAATTAAAGCGGCTAATGTATATTTTGATACAATTAAACAAGCTGTTAATACAGTAGCTAATGTAACAATGACAGGAACATCAACAGCTAATTTGTACAACGTACATGTTAGAGGTTCCCTTAAAGATAGTAATGGCAATGCATTGGAGATCTATAATTCTAGCGGCACTAAAATTTGGGGATAACAAATGGCAATACCAAGCACAAGAGCTGAATTAAAAGAGTTTTGCTTACGTAAATTAGGCAAGCCTGTTATTGAGATTAATATTGATGATGATCAAATGGAAGATCGTATTGATGAGGCATTAAGTTATTATCAAGATTATCATTTTGATGGATCTGAAAGAACATTTCTTAAGCATGTTGTCACAGCTGATGATAAGACCAATGGATATATTAGTATAACTGATAGTAATATTATTGGCGTTATAAATATTTTTGACATAGGTGATGCAACGAGTACAAATAATTTATTTAATGTCAGATATCAAATTGCATTAAATGATTTATATGATTTATCGAGATATGACCTTGTTCCATTCTATATGAATTTTATGAATATTAGATTCATAGAAGAGATATTGATTGGTAAACAACCTCTTAGATATAATAGGCATGTAAATAAATTACATATTGATATGGATTGGGGCAAAGTCGAAGTTGGATTTTATTTGATTGCAGAAGTATATGCTAAAATTAACCCAGAAACCTATAGTGATGTGTATGGTGATAGATGGTTAAAGAGATACACTACTGCTTTATTTAAAGTACAGTGGGGATCAAATTTATCTAAGTTTGTTGGTATGCAGCTTCCTGGTGGTATACAATTTAATGGTGATCAAATTTATCAACAAGGGGTAGAAGACAAACGAAACTTGGAGCAAGAAATGATATCTAGTTTCTCGTTACCAGTTGCAGATATGATAGGTTAATTGAATGTCGAGTATTACTCACAAAGGTACTAACCTATTCTTTAATAAATTTACCAATACAGATGAACAAAATCTGATCAATGATCTTGTTTATGAATCAATAAAACTGTATGGGATTGATTGTGGATATATGGCGTTTACTGAAGACGATACTGATGATATATTGGGAGAAGCAAGAAAAAAATATTATGGCAGTTATACTGAACTTGAAATGTATATTAGAAACGTTGAGGGATTTGAAGGAGAAGGTGATTTCTTAGGTAGGTTTGGTGTTGAGATTAGAGATAGAGTTACGTTCTCTATTGCGCGTCGTGCTTTTGCTGAGACAGTAGGATCTGAGCAATCGATTGATAGACCAAGAGAAGGTGATTTAGTTTATCTACCTCTTAACAAAAAAACATTTGTAGTTAGATTTGTAGAGCACGAACCAGTATTTTATCAAATGGGTTCATTGCAGTTCTATGATGTTGTTTGTGAATTGTTTGAATATAGTGGTGAAAGACTTAATACAGGATTTAGTGAAGTTGATACTATTGAAACTACATTTAGTACCGACATCTATGTCGATGTACAATTAACTGAAGAAGATGGTATAACACCAGTGTTTACTGAAGATAATCTTAGAATTCTATCTGAAGATGAAGATAGAAGCGATGCAAGTGATACTGCTTCGAGAGACTTTGATACAGTAACAGATTCAGATAATATACAAATTGAAACAGATGCCGATGCAATATTAGACTTTAGTGATGCAGATCCATTTAGTGAAGGTGGCACCTTCTAATGTTAGGTCATACATTTTATCACGAGCATTTGCGTAAATATGTGATCGTCTTTGGTACATTGTTTAATGATATAATCATTCAAAGAAAAGATGCGGGCAATAATGTTGTTCAAGATATTAAAGTACCTCTGGCATATGCTCCGAGAGAAAAAGCATTGGCCAGGATTGAGCAAGATCCGGATCTTTCAAGAAAAGTTGGAATGGTGTTGCCACGTATGTCTTTTGAAATGCAATCATTTACCTATGCAGCAGAAAGAAAATTAAATAAAATTCATAGGAATGTATCTGCATATACAGATGATAAAGCTAAATTATATGCTGCATATAATCCCGTACCATATGATATAGGTTTTGATTTAAACATTTATACAAGATATGCAGAAGATTCAACGCAAATATTAGAACAAATATTGCCCTTTTTTACTCCGGAGTGGTCGATAACCATGACTCTGATTCCAGATATGAATTGGAAGCAAGATATCCCTATCGTTCTTCAAGGAGTAAGTACAGAAGATACTTATGATGGAGACTTTGAAACAAGACGAGCATTAATTCATACGTTAAATTTTACTCTTAAAGGTTATCTATGGGGTCCACTTAGAAAGACTGGTATTATCAAAACTGCTAATGTAATGACTCATGTGGATACATCTAATGTATATGCAAACTCACACGCATCTAATACTGTGATTGCTAATGTTAATGTGACAAATACATCATCGAGTGGTTATTATTTACATAGTAGAACAACTACGACGCCAGGTCTTTTGGCAAATGGAAGTCCAACATCCAATGCATCTGCATCAGTAGGTATTGCTAATATTGATGAAGATGATGATTATGGATATATACATAACTTTGAGGAGTGGTTCAGTGCAAACACGTCAGCCTAATGAGGATAAAATAGCAGATAGTTTAAATTTAGTGCCTTTACAAAAACAAGAAGTGGTAGAGGTATCAACTGTTGATCCTCCAAAAGATCAACAAGCCGAAAAAGATTTAGAATACTCACGAGAAAATCTATACCATTTAATTGAAAAAGGTAGAGATGCTTTAGATGGTATACTAAATCTAGCAGATCAAAGTCAATCACCAAGAGCCTATGAGGTTGCTGGTCAAATAATTAAAACAATGACAGATACAAATAGAGACTTGATTGATTTGCAAGTAAAAGCAAAGGATTTATTTGATGAAAAAATCGATCCTAGGACAATTACCAATAATTTATTTGTAGGAAATACATCTGAATTGACTAAACTATTAGGGGGCAATGCTAGAAATGTTTTAAAAGGTAAGAAATTAAATGGATCAAGTAAATAACGCTTCACTACAATTAACTGAATACTTAATACCATGGATAGCTTTATTAGTATCTTTGGTTGTTACTATGTGGATAAAGGATTGGGTAACATCTTTTGTTAAAGGCATGCAGTTTAGAAGAAACAAAGCATTTAATGAAGGCGATCATGTAATATTAGATGGAATGCCAGCGGTTGTAGTTAAGATTGGAATGACTGAAACTGTATTTGGTGTTTATTCAGATGCTGGATATACTTGGAGATATGTTCCTAATGTAAGAATACCATATTTAAAATTAGAAAAAATTGTTAATCCTGAACTACATCTTGACTCACCTCAAGAAAAGGCTAGAAAGTTACAAGAGTTAATTGACGTTGGACAGAATCAAAAGATTGATAATAACAAACAAGAAATCGAAAAATTAAAGAACGGTGGGTAGTATGATAAAGAAATTATTTTTATGTTTGTTGTTTTGTTTATGGACATCGTCTTTGGTAGCACAGGGTGTGTATGAGGAAGGATCTGATGGAGAAGTTAATTATAATCCTTGTGGTAAAAATGGAAAACAACGTGATGGATTAACTGCTTTTTATCAATATAAATTTAATGCTTCGTATAAAGATTTAAATGAGGAAGAAACAAAATACTTTTTGAGAATATTAGGAATGACATTTAATGATCTTGGTTCGCAATGGAATTCTGATATAGTAAATGTAAGAGTTTTTAAATCTTCAACATATGATTCCTATGCTTTTATTTCTTCATGGTTATTCCAGAATTTTTTAGAGGGACGGCCTCTTGTTGAGTTGTATTGCATAAAAGAATTACCTGATGGTGCTTCTGCGTTATTCATAAAAGCAGATAGTATTGAGCAATTTTTAGGAAAGCCATATTCACAGGTAGGTGTAGAATAATGTATGAATATAATTATAAATTAGTAAAAGTAGTTGATGGTGATACTGTTGACGTCGATATTGATTTGGGGTTTGGTACATGGTTGCGTAAGCAAAGAATCAGACTAATGGGTATTGATA